ACGTTACCAGTAGTGAAGTCACCTTCCATAGCTGTTTTTACAGGTGATCTAACGAACATTTTCATTCCATTAGGCACATCTGTTTTGATGAAAAATGCATCAGTGTCAGTTAAGAAGTGGTTCACAGTATAACCCTGTGGAATCATTCCCATTGATCCGATTGCATTGATATCATTGTCAGCTGTTCCAGTTCTACCTGCAGACTTCATAAGTCTTTCAGCAGTAAATTGTAGCTCAGATGGAATAATCATTTTTACTCCTCTTGCTGCAATTTTTAGACCTCTCTCATCAGTAAATGCTGCAATGTCAATTAAAGACTGCTCTAACGATGTTTCGTTTAAGTCAGCCGATGTTGACAATTCGTTTCTGAATGTTCCAGCAACGATTGGGTGGTCAGTCGCACAAAGCTCCTTACCATCTCCACCAG